GTCATCCGCACTCTCGTCGTTTTCTTATGAATTTTGCAAAACCAACCATTTAACCACCTAGCATGCCAGCCAAAGCCAAGCCAAAGAAGCAAACTCGGATGGATCGGGCTGCGCAGATTGGGATTTCGATCCCGACTTTGAACTCTTGGACCAGATGCGGCGTCGACGTTTTCAAAGATGAGGAGGTCAGGAAAAGAATCGCGAAGATGCGAAACTTGCCGCCGGATCTGAAACCTGAATGGCACCCGCAGATTGCCAAGTCAATCAATGCACCCGGTGAGGATCCGACCCAGATCGACATCGAACACATCATCCATCAACTCTCAAATGTCACCGACAAGCACCAGGCGCAGACAGTCAAGATCCAGATCGACGGTTTGCTCAACGCTTACAAACTGAGAGAGGCGGCCGGTCGATACGTCTCGAAAACAACCGTTGAGGAATCGCTCATTCGGATCGGCGCGACATTCAAAGCGGCATTGCTACGGATGGAAGCAGACCTGCCGCCAGCATTGGAGGGCATGGATCCTGCGGCAATGCAGCAAACAATCAGAGGCAAGATTGATGAAGTCTTGCGAACCTTGTCTGATGAATATGGGAAAGTATATGGGCAAGCTGATTCATAATCTTTGCGACTGCGCATTTCGATCTGCAAGTCCGCCGGCCCGATTGGCACCGTCTGACTGGGCATCTGGTCGGGTCGCGATCCAAGACGGATTGACGCCGAAGTATCAGATCGAGAACGCACCCTGGCAGCGCGAGCCGCTCGACACATTGGCAAACGCCGAGGCGAAAGAGGTCGTGTTCTTGGCGCCGATTGGAACCGGCAAGACGACGTTCATGGAAGCCGGGCTGCAATACATCATTGCGGAGGATCCCGGTCCGACGCTCTTGGTCGGGCAGACCGATGACGACCTGAAAGACTGGGCTGAGACTCGGATGGATTACGCGATCCGTAACACGCCGGAGACAGCGGCATTGATCCCAGAGGACCGGCACAAGAAAAGAAAAATGCAGATTCTATTCCCGCACATGAGTTTGTTTCTTACTGGTGCAAACTTGAGCGGCCTCCAGTCCAAATCAATGCGTCGAGTATTTAACGACGAGGCGTGGCAGTTTCGACCCGGGATGTTGAACGAGGCGCGAGGTCGATTGCATGACAGATGGAACCGGCAGTTTTTCGTCTTGTCTCAAGCCGGAGTCTCAGGCGATGACTTGGACAAAGCATGGGAGCAGACCGACAAGCGAGAGTTCAGCTTTGCATGTCCTGACTGCGGCACCGTGCAGCCGTGGCAATGGTGCAACGTCAAAGGATTTGAGGATGAGACGCAGGCGAACATCGACCGAGCAAAGGCGGCGTTCATCGCCTGCCAGAATGAGGATTGCAGCCATACGATCCAAGACAACACCCAGCAGCGGAGGAGCATCGCCGAGTCAGCTTACTATGTGCCGACCGCCGCGGACACCGCGATGCCTGGTTCGATCGGCTTCCATTACAATGTCCTATGCAACTGGCGCAAGCCGCTCTGGGAGATCGTGCTTTTGTGGCTGGATGCGAAGCAGGCACTCCGGCAAGGCAACACGGATCCGCTGCGGCAGTTCATACAGAAGCGGCTGGCGGAGCCGTGGCAGGAGGACATCACCGACAACCGGCAGGAACTCGTCGGCGGCGGCTACCTCATGAGCGAATATACCGACGGCAAACTGACCGACGAGGAGGGCGTCGTCAATGGGATCAGGTTCCGATTCATGACGATCGACGTTCAGGCAGACCATTTCTGGGTCGTGATCCGGGCATGGAAGGCGACCGGCGAAAGCATGAAATTGTTTTTCGGCCGCCTCGAAACCATCGACCAAGCTGACGAACTGGCGAAAAGATATGGGATTGCGCCGACGATGATCGTGATGGACTCCGGTTTCTCCTCGGACATGGTTTACTCGATTTGCGCCAAACGGAACTGGACGGCACTGAAAGGATCCGGCCGCGACAGTTTCCCTTGGGCGACCAAGGAAGGGAAAACCAAGCTGCGGCCTTACCAGAAATTCTCAACCGCGAGCGCGTCGAATGGATCGACCTGCCGATTCGCGCACTGGTCGAGTGACCGGATCAAGGACATTCTCTACGCGCATCGGACCGGCAAGTCAGGATCGTGGCTACTGCCGGATGATGTCTCGGCGGAATACCTGAAGCAGATCGACGCCGAGACGAAGCGCGAAGTGACCAACAGCAAGACGAAGCAAGTCGAATATCGCTGGGTCAAGACCCGACAGAACAACCATGCTTGGGACTGCGAGGCGATGCAGATCGTTCTCGCGTTGAACTTGCAACTGATTCAGGGATTCGATCTTTGACAAACTCGACTAGTCTATGGGAGGCGATGAAGTGTCAAGAATGTGGGCAACGCAGGGATTGAAGAATGTTCAATTTGCGAACTTGCTGCGCAAAAGATACAACGACCTTTTGATTGCAAGCATCTCTGAGGGAGGTTTGGACAAAGTGACGAGCGCGACCAAGAACGGCGTCAGCATGGGCAAACAAGTCGGCTTGTCGGTTCCTGAAACAATGGAGGCGATGAGCAAGGCGATCAGCTATATTGACCTTGGAATTGTCCCATATACCAAGCGCACCCTCGGCAGGTTTTGACATCTCCGTCTAGTTTATGATTCTCGATCAATACGGAAACTCTGTCCAATACAAGGCGGCACGCGCAGCCCAACAACGAGGGCATAGACCGTGGGAGCCAATCGAGAAAAAAGACATTTCCGATCTGATCCCAGAGAACGATCGTGTCAATTTGATGAGCCAGGCACGGCGCATTTACCTCAACTTCGGACCGATCAAGAACGCGATCAACCAGCGCTCGATGTATTCCGTCGGCCGCGCATTCATGCCGGAGTTCAAAGGCATGGATTTCGAGTTCGGCAGAGCGGCGACTGATTTCCTCAACGACACATTTTACCCGATCGGCGACTCCCGCGGAGGGATGCACGATTTCAAAACAAATCTTTTCACATGGTCGAGCGCGATCGACGTCGACGGTGAGATCTTCATCTTGCTGACCGAGACAAAAAACGGCTTTCCAATTTATCAAGGAATCCCATCGCACCGGATCGCAACACCGAAAGGAATCCCAAACGGCCCGCTGCGCGGAGGCGAATTGAAGGATGGAATCATCTACCTGCCGAGCGGAACTCCGAAAGAATACGCGTTTTGCGATAAAAACGGAATGCTTTCCGAGTGGATCCCGGCTGAGAACATGATCCACCTCTACGATCCGGAGTGGCAATATCAGGGCCGCGGATTGACTGGACTCACGCATTGCATCAACGACTGCCGCGACATCATCCAGTCGACCGAGTGGGAACGCTTGGCGATGATGCAGATGAGCAGCATCAGCCTGATCGAATACAACGACACCGGCGGATCCGATCTCGACGACCCACGCAACATGCTCCTCGGCGGATGTGATACAGTCCCGAAAGGTTTGGTCGTTGAAAGCATGGACGGCGGCACCGTGCGCTATTTCAAATCCAACAGCGGCGGCAAGATCGAGACGCTCGTCAACAACCGCCCTGGCAATCCGTTCTTGGAGTTCCACGACCGGCTTCTCAAATCCGCATATGCCGGTTTAAACTGGCCATATGCTTTTTACAACGGCCACGGAGTCGGTGGCGGCACGGCCCAGCGCACCGAGATTGCAATGGCGCAACGCGCGATCGAGGACCGGCAAGACCTGCTTTTCTACGCGGCACGGCGTATCGTGTCCTACGCGGTCGCCAAAGCGCAGAAGCGCGGCGACCTTCCACAGTCTGCGGACTGGTATAAATGGGAGTTCTCGACTCCTCCGAAACTGACCATCGACGACGGCCGCGTGATGAAGGAGCTGGAGTCTGCATACAAGCTCGGCTTCAAATCCGCGACTGAAATCACCGCGGCGATGGGCAAGAAATATGTCGATGTCGTCAGATCGAAGGCAGAGGAAGCAGCACTGCGCCAGATCATCGTCAAAGAGACTGAGGAGAAATATGGCGTGCATATAGACGCGCGAGAGATCGCGATGATGACACCGAACGAGCAGCCAGACCCAGAAGATTCAAATCATGAAAATGATGAAAATTCAGACAACCCAAACCAAAACGGAAATGATTCAAATCAATAACAAAATCGGCAAGGTCAAACTCAACGACGCAGTGACACCTTGGAGCGCTGACGACCTCATCTCAGAGATCGAGCGGCAATACGGCAACAAGGCGGTGGTCGAGAACATGGTCGTCGGTGGCTTTTGTTGCTCGGCAGACGACGCGCTTGAGACGCTTGAGATCGAGATCAACTCACCCGGCGGCAGTGTCCTCGATGGCTACCGCGTCTATAATTCTCTCATGCAGATGCGCAGCCGCGGAGTTGAAGTGATCGCAACAGTCAACACGCTGGCAGCCTCGATGGGCAGCGTCATTCTCATGGCAGCCAACAAGGTCAAGATCGTCGAAGGCGGTCGGATCATGATCCACGAAGCCTCGCAAGTCGTCAGCGGCACAAGCGAAGATCACGCACGCGCAGCCAAGAATCTCGAAGAAATCTCTGAGGAGATCGCTTTAATCTATGCAAACCGGACCGGATCCAGCCAAGAGGAGATGCGCCAACTCATGATAAAAGAAACTTGGATGGGCGCCAAGGAATCGGTCGAGAGAAACTTCGCCGATGAGATCGTGAAATTTGACACCGGGTCAAATAACATTATGAGCATTCTTGCCAAACTATTCCCGAACAACGATCAAGTGGAACAGATCGAAGCCGCAATCCAAGAAGCTGACACGATCCGCGCCGAACTCAAATCCGCGCAAGATCAAATCGTCGACCTTCAAACCACGATCCAAGACCACGCGCTTGTCTCAAGCAACTTGGTCGAGGCACAAGCCAAGATCACCGAGTTTGAGGCATTGATCGAAGGCAAGGATCTGGAGATCGCCAACTTGAAAGCAGAGATCCAAACCGTTGACGAGAAAGCCGCGATCAAAGCATCCGAACTTCTCGCTCAAAACGGACATCCTCAAACTGTCAACCTCAACGAGGACAACGAGGAAACCGATCACATCAAAATTCTTTCCAATCTCAAAGGTTCGGAGCGCACCGCATATTACAATGCGAACCAATCCGAAATCAAAAAACAACTCAAAAAATAATCTCAACTAACTAATCAAATGGCTACCATTTCATTCAACGACACAATCTTTGCACAAGAGGCCCTCAAAGCCTTCACCGCAAAGCTCGCCCCGCTCCGCGCATTCTCCCGTTCGCTTGACGACTCGGCAAGAGGCAAAGGTGACGCAATCGTGGTTCCTTTCATCTCCGCGATGACCGCAACCACTTTCAACAGCTCAACTGCCAACTATCAAACTGGCGGCGGTGCAGTGACCCACAACACGGTCAACCTCAACCAGCACAACATCGTCACTTTCGACATCACCGACCTCCAGAACGCAAACAGCTCTGGCGCACGTTTTGACGAACTTGCCATGCAAGCCGGTCGCGCACTTGGTCAAAAAGTTCTGGAAAACATCTGGAAGCTGATCACCACAACCAACTTCGGAGCTGCTTCGGTGACGACCGCAGAAGCCAACTATGGCTTGTCGCAACTCATCGCACTCCGCGCAGTTCTTGCCGGTCGCAACGTAGACGTCGATGCTGGCGTTTGCTCTTTCATCCACAACACGGTCGTCGGCGCATCGCTCCTTGGTTCTACCAACGTGCTGCAAGCCTACGCAATCGGTGACAATCAAGCCGCACGTCAAGGAACGCTCGGTCAGCTTGTCGGTTTCCCAACTTACGAAACCAACATCCTGCCAACCGCTGCAACTTCCCTTGTCTGCTTTGCCGCACATCCTGACGCGATCAGCATCGCAATGCGCTATCTTGAACCGCAAGCCGGTTCCGAATATCTCGCAGTCGAGCGTGCAGCGGATCCATCCGGAATCGTGATGGGCTATCGCCGCAGTTTCGACACAGCAACTGGTCAAATGTTCGGTGCTTTCGAGTGCCTTTACGGAACAGCAACCGGCTTGACTCTCGGCCTCGCATTCGGCACGAAACCATAAGTTTTTCTGGTGTAGTTTATGGTGTAACAAAACACCGGCCCTTAAAAAAGGTCGGTGTTTTTTTTATTGTCAAAAAATGAATGGATCCCATATTTCATCTATACATATGAAAAAAGCTAAACTCTCGCTTTCCGTAATAACTGGGAATTGCGAAAACTACATCGAAAGGTTTCTTGATAAATTCCAACACCACTTTGACGAGGTTGTTATTGTCCGGGCAATCGGAAATCAGGAGCCAGACAGGACGCTGGATATTGCTATAAGCAGAGGATGCAAAGTTGCATCATATTTCAACAAAATAGGATATTGGAATCACGTCGATGACTTTGCCGCAGCTCGCAACAAATCAGCGCAGCTTGCAACCGGCGACTGGATCATGTGGGCCGACACCGATGACATCATGACAGATGACTCAGGTGAGCAGATCCGGCGTCTGATTGATGATATTCACGACAAAGACGTCGACGGCGTCTTGATGCGCTACGTCGTGCCAGAGGATAACATCATTAACTGGAGAGAAAGGATCTGGCGCAAAGGATCCGCCATCTGGGAACATCCGGTGCATGAATGTTTGAAATTTAACGCAGACACGATGCACATGAGATTCGACGGCGCAGAGATCATTCACGCCAGCGAAAAACGCAGCGCATCGAGGGATGAACGGAATCTCAGGATCCTTGAATCAATACCGGAAAAAGAACGAACGGTTTCACAAAAATTTCACACATTCCAAAGTCTGATTGCATTGGATCGGAATGATGAGGCGATTCAATCCGCGCTTGAGTTCGTGCAATCCGAAGGAGTCGGCAGAAATGAACTTTACGAGGCGTATTTCCAACTTGCCAGACTTGCCGATGATGATGGTAGCAAAAAACAAATGCTTCTCGCTGCACTTGCAACAGATCCAAACCGTCGCGAAGCATACGGCGAGCTTGGTTTGGCATCCACAATTTCAGACCCACATTCAGCGCTTGGCTGGACTGAGGCAATGATCGGGCTGGAGATGCCGCCAGAACCGCCGTGGAACCTCCGCAGACCTTATTATGGCTCACTCGGCATCGGGCTGCGTGGCATGGCTCTACGCGCAAACAACCGCCGAGAGGAAGCCGACGCAATCGAAACCAATCACTTCATCAAGAATGGTGCCAAAATATCACTACTCCACGCGACCCGAGGACGGCCGGCGCAAGCCTGGCGATCCAGAATGGAATGGCTGAGATCCGCAACAAATCCAGATGCCATTGAACACATCTTCGCCATTGATGTTGACGACGTGGATTCATACCCGCTGACCAATGCCAGATGCGTCATCAACGCTCACAATTCGGGATGCGTCGGAGCATGGAACGCAGCGGCTCAATCATGCAAGGGAGAGATCCTGATCCAACTTAGCGACGACTGGAAACCATTTCAAGGATGGGACGAATCCATCATTGGCGCCATCGGAGACACATCGAAGCCAAAGGTTTTGGCGATTTCTGACGGTTTCAGAAAAGATGACTTGCTCTGCATGGCGATTATCACCCGCCCACGTTACATCCAGCAAGGTCATTTCTTCCACCCAGAGTTCTTTTCGATGTTCTCGGACAACTGGTTTTCATACAAAGCCGCGCAGGATGGCGTGATCATTGACGCGAGAAAGCAGATTGTTTTTGAACATGTCCACCCAGCATTCGGGAAAGCGGAATCAGATCCGACCTATGAGCGCAGCAATGACCAGTATCACTACCTGACTGGAGAGGGCATATTCGACCGCTTGGTTTTTGAGACTCCAGTATCAACAGATATTCACGGATGGTTCGATTTCCGCGATGTCTATGATTATGTCGCCAAGACAATTCCCGAATGTGGGCAGTTCGTCGAGGTCGGAGCATGGAAAGGCAAAAGCGCGGTCTATCTCGCGGACCGGCTGGAGGACATCAAAAAGCCGGTCAAGTTCTCTGTCGTCGATACGTTCAAAGGCGATCACGAAACCGGCAAGGTCGAGGTGTTGGAGGAGTTCAAAAACAACCGAGGATCTCGCGAGATTTCGATCATCGAGGGAGACAGCGCAGGATCGGCATCACAATTCGCTGACGACTCGCTTGACGGCGTTTTCATCGACGCTGCGCATGATTACGCCAGCGCCAAGCGCGACATTGAGGCATGGCTTCCAAAGGTCAAAAAAGGCGGATTCTTTGGCGGCCACGATGCTGACTCGCCAGGCGTATCAAAAGCATTGGAATCGCTTGGCATCCAATACAACATGATCGGCAGATGCTGGATCAAACAACCTGAAAAACCATGAGTCACAAAACATTAACCGGAATGCCTGTAATTTTTGGGACTCCCGAAGAAATAAAAAATAAATTTAAAAATCAACCAGAAGGCCAAATTAGATTGCGATTTAGAATCGATGAGTTTGCGAGGGCTTACGTTAAGACTAAATATGCTATTACTGAACATTACGTTTTAGAAATAGGGACGCACTGGGAACTTTCACAACCGATTCGTGCCAACTGCAAATTAACACCAACAACCTAAAAAACCATGAGTCACAAAGGAAGCTGGAGCCGAGTCAAAGACACAAAAGCGTGGGATGAATGCCCACTTTGGAAAAACAAAGAAAAGAAAAAAGAGAATGAAGCTATCAATACTGACCCCGACCATCCCGAGCAGGGAAAAACAAGTCAAAGCACTAAGCCGAAAACTGGAAAATCAGATAGGCAACCTACCCGTTGAACATCTGATCCTTTGCGACAATCGCAAGCGCAGCATCGGGGAAAAGCGGCAGTCATTGGTCGATATAGCCAACGGGGAATATATCGCGTTTTGCGATGACGATGACGACGTATCCGATGATTACGTTTCGGAACTACTGAAAGCCATCGAAACAAAAGCTGATTTGATCACTTTCAAGCAGAAAGCAATCTACAACAAGCTGCAAAGCGAGGTTCATTTCGGGATCAAAAACCAAGACGGTC